ATCGCAGGAACAAATATCTCATCTACATACGATGATGTGGAAAACACACTCACCGTGGCAGTGGACAATACTGGCGGGTTCAATTTAGCGAACAACGACACTGACGATTTGTCCGAAGGAATAACAAATCTTTATTACGCAAATGCGTTAGTGGATGCACATTTATCTGGTGGCACTGGTGTTACGTACAATGCAGGATTAATTAGCATTGGACAGGATGTTGCAACAACGGCAGACGTAACATTTAATAGTGCCACTGTCACCACAAATGTCGCAGCAGAATCAGTAGACACTGATTGGATAGATTTCACACAATTGGTGCAAGGCGTAGTTACGGGCGCAGTCGGCAGATTAACATGGAATGATTTGGATGGTACATTAGACCTTGGATTGAAGGGAGGCAGTTCTACATTACAGATTGGTCAAGAAATTGTCGTTAGAGCCACAAATAACTCAGGTATTGCAATACCTAATGGTTCGGTAGTATATATTTCTGGTGCATTAGGAAATAGATTGACAGTCGGATTAGCAGATTCTACTGTAGAAGCGCAGGCAGCCGCTACTATTGGCTTGGCTACTGAATCAATTGCAGACAATCAGCAAGGATATGTGACGACTCACGGCTTGGTACGCGATATAGATACATCTGCGTGGCCGGAAGGAACTATTCTATACCTTAATGGTGTCGTTGGTGGATTGACAAGTACAGAACCTTCACCACCTGCACATTATATAAAAGTTGGATATGTAGTCAGAAGTCACGCTGTTAATGGATCTATATTCGTCAAAGTACACTATGGTGCTCACTTGCATGCGCTGAGTGACACGAATTTTTCTAGCATTGCAGATAATGATTTTATCTATTATGAATCTTCAACAGGAACATGGAAAAATGATGGATTAATAGGTGGCACTGGTGTCACTTATGTGCCATCAACAAAGACGTTCAGTATTGGACAAGATGTCGCAACTACCGCAGATGTTACCTTCAATTCATTATCAACTGGTGATCTGACGGTAACAGGCACAACTACAATAATCAACACGACACAATTGAATGTTGGTGATGCTATCATCACATTGAATGCAGATTTTGCTCCTGCTACAATAGAACCAACAGAAAATGCAGGTTTTGAAATTGAACGCGGAACACTACAACCAACAGTGTCTTTTTTGTGGGATGAAACTGCAAATAAATGGACAGTTGGCACTGAGACTCTGGTGGCAGCAACATTCGAAGGTAATGTCACTGGGGAAGTATCCACTCTTAGTAATCATACCACAGATGGGTTATCTGAGGGAACAACAAATCTTTACTTCACTGATGCACGGGTTGACGCACGGATTTCAGGTGGCACTGGTGTTACATATAATGCAGGATTAATTAGCATTGGACAATCCGTAGAAACTACTGACGATCTCACATTCGCGACAGTATCTGCTACTACGTGGGCTTCTACTGAACCGACATTGGCACCATTTACTGTTGCATCAACTGCAAAAGTCACTAACCTAAACTCCGATTTACTTGATGGACAGACTGGCTCTTGGTATCAAGATTGGACTAATACCACAAATAAACCAGATCCAGTGATCACTCTTGCAGGTGATGCTACTGGTAGTGTAACATTAACTGATCTTGGTAGTGGCACATTGACGGTTGCAGTTGCTGATGATTCTCACCTTCACTCATGGAATAATTTAACAGATCAGCCAGGAATGACTTCGTTCTTTGCAGACGTACTATCAACATCCGTCAATCAAACAATATTTACTATTCCTGGTGGATACACAGCAGGCAATGTTCTTGTTTATCTAAACGGTGTGATGTTATCAGAAACAACTGACTTTGTAGCATCAAACGGCACAACAGTAGTGCTGACTACGGGTGTTTTAGAAATAGGCGAAGTATTACGAGTTATTGTATTTGGTACGTTCGGTATACCAACATCCAATGATCCTGCTGTTCTGATAACATCATTGAAAACTATTGATGGTGCAGGATCAGGACTCGATTCTGATCTATTGGATGGCCAAGATGGCGTTTGGTATCAGGATTGGACAAATACAACTAATAAGCCAACCACAGATGGGATCGTTGAGGGAATAACAAACCTTTATTACACGGATACTCGAGCACGAGCTGCTATCTCCGAAGCATCTACGCAGTTAGCATATAACGCAACTACTGGTGTATTAACATTCACTCAAGGCAACACAGACACTGTGACAGAAGGTTCTACGAACCTCTATTATACAAATGAACGGGTAGATGATCGAGTTTCATCTCTAATTGTGGCAGGCACAGGATTAACTGCTACATATGACGATGTTGGCAATTCATTAACTATTGATCTTGATGACACGGCAGTAACTGCCGCATCATATGGCAGTGCGAGTGCAGTCCCAGTAATCACAATTGATGCACAGGGTCGCATTACGGCTGCATCTACTACTGCGATAGCAGGTATTTCGTCAGTCGGTTATGTGAGTACGACTGGCGTATTTACAATCACAACGAGTGATGCATCAACACATACTGCTGATTTCGGAGTAGGGTCAGATGATTCTCCGACATTTGCAAATGTCACATCCAGTGGATATGTAAAGGTTGGCACAAGTGCTCAATTAGAAACGACCATAGCAACGGTTGCAACAACAACACAAACTGTATTATTAACATTCCCCATAGCAAGTTTTGGCAGCGCCAAATTCATTGTCACGGCACACGACACTGTCACTGGTCACAGGCATATTGTTGAGATATTGATTGCACACAATGGTACAACTGCATTTGGTACAGAATATGGAGAGGTTTACACGGGCACTGTGTTGGCTTCATACGCGGTAGACATTCTGACTGGCAATTTACGATTCTTGACGACAGGTGCTAGTGCTAATAGCACAGAATACACGATTGTCAAGACACTATTGAATGCATAATAAATAAACATAATGAGGTAACCGATGCAATATTTTTACGATAAACAAATAAGAAGATATATCCAACAGTTCGTGCGAATATTCGCAGGCTTTAACGTACAGAAAGGAGTAAGCCAAACAGATGGATCACCTATCTTCCAAACTGTTCCAGTGAGATATGGCGACATAAATCGAATGGCAGCCCACATCATCAGAGATAATGGAGAAAACATGATTTCGTCCACTCCGTTTATGAGCTGTTATGTAACGTCATTGAGCCTTGCCCCAGACAGAAGAACACAACAGCAATTTAGAGATAAGGTGCAGGTAGCCGAGAAAAAATTTGATACAGCAACGGGTCAGTATATTGATGATGAAATAGGAAATACCTACGAAGTCACTAGATATACCCCAGTACCATATGATATGGAAATGCAAATCGACATTTGGACTAGCAACACGGATCAAAAATTGCAACTACTTGAACAATTGTTGGTTTTATTTAATCCAAGTATTGACATTCACATCGGTAATAACCCAGTCGATTGGACGACACTGACTCGCGTTGAGATGACAAATATGACTTGGTCATCTAGGAGTGTGCCATCTGGCACCGACGACACGATCGATGTTGCTACTATCATGTTTAAACTGCCTATATTGATGACACCTCCGGCTCAACTCAGAAAACAAACAGTAATCCAGACTATCATGGCTAAGATTCATGATGTCGATCATTTGAATTTAGAAACGTTTCGTGTGGGAGAATCGTTTGATTCGCAATTTACTAGTTACACTGTAATTTCTTTAGAAAATTACAAACTTGAATTAGTTGATAATCATGTAAAACTTATAGACTATAAGGATTCGGTCACTCCTATAATTTGGTCAGATGTGTTGATGAATTACGGAGAATTTAGAAATGGCATAAGTCAGATTCGACTTTATCAAGGAACAGAACCAAATGACAGTGTGGGTGAAATATTAGGGACATTGACTGTCGATGACAATGACGCAACCAGACTAGCAATAACTATAGACGTGGATACTTTACCGACAGATACATTAACTCCGATAAATGCGATTTTAGATCCTACTGCTGTTTATCCGGGAGACGGCACCATCCCGCCTGCTTCTACAGGACAGCGATACTTATTAATTGGTGATGTACCAGACTCTATTAATTGGGGCACTTCTGCGAAGGAACACGACATCATAGAGTACAATGGTTCTTCGTGGACAGTAATTTTTGATGCAAATGCGTCGACTGGTAAATCGTATGTCACAAATCTGACAACGGGCGCACAGTACGAATGGACAGGAGATATTTGGCAAAGTAGTTTCGAGGGAACATACAATGCAGGATTTTGGAGACTTTTTCTTTAATGATTTCAGCTAGTGGATGCGTTATGTTATCATTGGACACTGGTAGATTGTGTCTGCAACTTCGTGGATCAAATGGCAGTCATGCAGGAACATGGTCTTTCTGGGGTGGGAAAAGTAAAAGAGGAGAACGCCCCATTAACACATTACTGAGAGAAATGGAAGAAGAAATCGGTATCCTGCCAGATGTGGAAAAAGTATACCCATTACATAAATTTATTAGCACAGATGGCAATTTCGAGTATCAGGCATTTATCGTAACTGTCTTTGAAGAATTTGTTCCCACATTAAATTCTGAAAGTGATGGATATGCATGGGTCGACATAGATAAGTATCCAAGACCTTTGCATCGTGGTGCAAAGGCCATATTGTTGAGCGATGACATAAAGATTAAATTGCACACTATAATAGAATTATCAGCATCGAAAACTAGCGCAACAAATTGGTTAGATAGTTTTAAATCTACACATCGGATTTCGGCAAGATAGTTTTACTAAGTGCCTGTCGTTGATCCGATTCGTTGCCATCTGCTGTTATTGTAGTGTCAATATTGTTGATAAACTCAACTGCATTGAAAGTCTTTTCACTCCAAGTTTGTCCACCAATATTATCATACAATCTATGCCACTTTGTACCTCTGCGTACAAATAATCTGTTAGGCTCGAAATCAGTTCTTACAAAATAATCCCCTTCCTTAGACGAAACAGGAAAACTTGAACCAGATGCCAATGTCTCGCCGTATTCCCAAGATGGCGAAGTTGCATCTACCCCATATAGATGATCTAATAATGGTGTCCCTGTTGGATCGACATTTTCTGCGGAAGCAACTACCGCATTACTGATATCCATTTCTGTATTGTATGTGCTCATTAAATTGACCAGACTATCTTCGTCATCTCTGTTGCCTAATACGTCACTGTATTCCTGACTGTCTGTAATCGGAGAAAGTTTCACACGCCATATATGCGCTCTCCACGTCACACTGTATCCTTCGCTACCACGACTTGCGTCTTGTACTACATAAAATTTTGGAATTGGTGCTTTGCCAGCATCCAAGCCAAGATCGTCTAATAAGTGTGGCAATTCGATGACATCGCCTGCCATAAGTCGCCTTCCGAGAATTTCTACCATCTCGTTCATGTGAAAAGACATGAATAGCATATCATTAGATAGGAACAGACCAAATTGACTTAGGTCAAAATCGCTATCACTGATATTATATACGCCTCTCATTTCATAAACATCTTGGTCATATTTTCTATCCCGATTTTCCAGAAATAACAAATCCTGAATAGTGGTTTCGTCTGCATCTGCGTAATTTGGAATAGACACATCACCAGAATCTGGCTGATCTTGTGGTCCAACATATTTGTGTATATTTGCCCCAGTTCCACCTACGTGAAATTGTTCCCTGATGTTATTATCTAAAAAATAATAATCGTTAGTTTTATTTGGCTTCCACATTGATAATCTTGGCATGGTTTTTCCTATTCTGTGTAATGTATTTAGCAAAACTGATAAATACTTAATCAGAGGAAACATATTATGCACGATACACAGACAAGAGATACTATCATTAGGGAAATGGAATTGCTATTAGGTGGCGACATGGTAGATATCGAATTAGATCCTGCTCATTACAATCTTGCACTTAATAAGGCATTAGAAAAATATAGACAGCGTTCGGAAAATGCAGTTGAAGAATCATATCTGACTATAAATTTTAGCAAAGAAGTAGATCGATACGAATTGCCAAAAGAAGTAATAGAAGTACGCGACATTTATAGAAACAGTCTAGGTGGAAATCATATTGGCCAAGATTTTGAGCCTTTTCAGGCACAGTACATGAATACGTATCTGATGAATGCAGGCATTGCAGGTGGTCCAGCGACATTTGATGCAATGGCGTCAGCAAGAGAGTTATTGGGGCGACTATTTGGGTCGGAACTCACATTTACGTGGAACTATCCAACACACACTCTCACTATTCATAGGTTATTACGAGCAGATGAAATGGCAGTATTGCAAATATATAATTATAGACCAGAATTGGCATTATTTGCAGATATGTATGCACTCCCGTGGATCAAGGACTATGCATTGGCGAAAGCAAAATATATGGTAGGCGAAGCCAGAGAAAAATTCCTAACAGTCGCAGGACCAAGTGGCGGATCATCATTGAATGGTGCTGCATTAAAATCTGAAGCAACTGCTGATATCGACAGACTAGAACAAGAATTGACATTGTACTCCGAAGGTAGCGTAGGCTTGAGTTTCGTAATAGGCTAACAACAAAATCCCCGTTCTGGGGATTTTTTATACCCACTCAATAAAAATTTGACTACATCATCGTTATATGTAATAATATCTCACATTGAATTTAATCATGGAGAATCGAATGCGAAAAATTATCGGAGTGTGTGGTCTTATTGGCTCTGGGAAAGGGACAGTGGCAGACATGCTAGTGGCTGAACATGGGTTTCAGAAGATAAGTTTTGCAGATATGCTCAAAGATGGAGTTTCAACCATGTTTGGTTGGGATCGAGCGATGCTTGAAGGTGATACAAAAGAATCACGTGCTTTTCGTGAAGTACCAGACGAATTTTGGTCTAACGAAACTGGCAAAGAGATCACACCACGCTTGGTATTGCAGTTGTTCGGTACAGAATGTATGCGTACTGGATTTTATGATGGATTCTGGGTTAGTATCGTGAAAAAGACTATTCTGGATAATCCAAACACTAATTTTGTTATCCCAGACACACGATTTCTGAATGAAATGAAGATGATCCGAGAAATTGGTGGTGAAATTTGGACTGTGCAACGAGGCGAATCCCCACCATGGTGGACAGCAGCAATGACTGCCAACCAAACAGGATATCCGACAGACATGAATAAGTATTTCCCAGAAGTTCATGCAAGTGAGTATTCATGGGCAATGCCCGCTAAATATTTCAATCGATCTATCCGAAATGATGGCACACTTGAAGAATTACACGCAGCCGTAATGACAGGTATAGTATAATGGAAATTATGATCGAAAACAGTAGTCCATTCAACCGAATAATAGTGTCAACTGATCATGGATCATTGACTGAAACTGTCGTCTACCAAGATGAAATTCTGTCCAATGCTCGTGAGTTGATGCACGCAGTTGCCAATCTAGCAGAACTTATAGAGGACGAAGAAGCCAGAGCGCATTTTAACATCCATGCTATCAATTTACTTGAACAACCATAGAAAAAATACCGATGAAATGCAAGAACTGTCAAATTGGTGTCATGACACTCGTAATTGAAAAAACACCAGTAAAATACTATGGCGTAACTGCTACCGTGCCGTATAGGTATTTTTCGTGCACACATTGCAAAGGATATTTTATCAGCGAAGATCATCACGTACAAAATCGATCAATTTTTGATTATTTCAAACAGAAAGCGAAAGAACGCGCAAACACAATTAGGAACAAATTATGATTATACTAGAGCATACTGATTAGTGCCGAACTGACTGAAGCATTTGAACGAGTATTACCACGCAATTTAAAGAGCACGGGATAGGATGAATCTCATCTGCTGAGAGTTCTCGGCGGTGTGCAAATGGTTCGTAACTGATCAATCATCTAAAGTTACCGAAATAATAGATAGCCAACCCTTGTTGACAGCCAAGACAGGGTTCCCTTCCTCTATCGCGCATGGGCAGAGCGCGTAGGCGTTACAGTGTCTGCCACCACATTCTAGACAACAAAAAAAGGACTCGTATGAGTCCTTTTCTTTAACATTTATTTGTTATTTTACGAATGTTGTACGAAGTGAAATTTGAGTATCTGTTATTGTGAATTTCATTGAATGGATCTTGTTGTTTTTTGCTGCATCAACTAAATTCTTCTCTAGTTGGATCGTTTCGCCAAAGTCATCACCACCAAATGCGTCACGGGTATTATCATAGCAATCTTCATTTTTCTCAGGATTGAATCGATTAGCAAGATAAACAACGGTATTCTTGTTAGAGACTTTATCCCAAGACATTATATATGCACCATCATCTTTTACTAGTATGATTTTGCCATCATTCTGTGCAACGACTTTATTCAATTGTGAATTGCGTATAGTTACTTGCATGGTGTTTCTCCGTTGGGTTTATCTATTAAGTTGAGGTAATTATAGTGGAATAAGAACTCATTGTCAATACTAAATAAAATTTATTATGATGGTAGTTTATAGCATAAGTGGGCATAATAAGTACAACCTTGCTAAATACTTACAGTTAGAAATATAAACTATTCGACAAGGAGAATACTATATGCCACAATTAACATCACCAGGAGTAGCGGTTAGCATTGTAAATGAAAGTGCTTATGCGTCACCAGGTACAGGTACGATTCCTTTAATTGTACTTGCAACACAAACAGATAAATCAGACCCAACAGGAACATACTCGGACGGCATCGCAGCATACACTAAAAAAACAAAAGCAGGACAGGTTGTGCCTATTACTAGTCAGAGAGAATTGACTCAATTTTTTGGAGACGCCTACTTCTCAGAAGTAGAAGCGGCAGAGACCAGTGAGTACGGCCTATTGGCAACATACAGCTATCTTGGTCAAGGATCACAAGCATATGTAGTAAGAGCAGACATCGATCTAGGTCAATTGGAACCATCTAAAGTGGCACCAACAGGACCAGTGGCTGGCGGTTCATTTTGGTTAGATACAGATGCCAGTAAGTTTGGTATTCATTCTTTTAATGGTTCAGTGTGGGTTAACAGAGACCCAATCGTTGAAGTAGACATGCAAGCATCAGCAGGAGAAGTAGCAGGAACATATACACCAACTGCGGCAGTAGTTACTGGTGGATATTTGGTTGCAGTGCTTTCTGATGGATCATCCGTTGCTGTGTTGTATTTCGAAGAAGTCGCCAGTGCATGGGCACCATTAGTAACATTAGACACGACATTTGCAGCACACTATGACGCGCCTGTTTCACCAACAACTGCCGATACTTGGGTAAAACTAACATCAGCAGGAAATGGTATTGATCTTGCGTTGTATAGCGCAGATGCAGCTGGCGAATTTGGAATTGTTTCGATGCAAGGATTTTCTGTTGATGCAGGAACTACTTACTTGCCACAGAATGGCACTAGCTTAACTGCGATCGCCACATTGACTGACGCAGATTCACAAATGATTGTCGATTCATCAGCAAAATTGGTAGCGTTAAAGACTACAATTTCAGCCGCAGCAGCAGATATTACTACGTTGTTTGCACAAGATGAAGAACCAGTTGGCTTACCAACAGATGGAACTTTATGGTTCAATGATGACCGTACTTCTATTGACGTGTTGGTGAGAGCATCAACTGGTTGGGAAAGAAAAGCAAATGCCGAGATATTTTATAGCACTGAAGAACCAGTAGCAGGCATGGCACTTGGTGACGTGTGGATCGATACAAGTGCAGCAGCAAGAATGCGTCCTATGTTGTATCAATATAATGGTTCTGCTTGGTTGTCTCACGACAATACTGATCAGACTACACAAGACGGAGTATTATTTGATGATTTTACATTCCAGACACGCACAGCGTTGCCTACTGGATTAATCACTCCTATCACTGATGCCCCAAATTATCTTCTATACCCAGAAGGAATGTTAGCAATCAATATGTCACTCAGTGGAAACACTGTTCGTTCATATGATGCAACATTGGCAGAGTGGGTGAATGCAGCAGCTCCACAAGCTGATGGATCTGGTAGTTTTGGTCGTTACGCTCAACGCAAAGTCATTGCAACTGCTATGCAAGCAGCAGTGTCTGGCAATGAAGATTTGCGCGATCCAATGCGGAACTTCACATTGCTAGTAGCACCTAACTTCCCAGAACTGACTGATGAACTGATTACACTAAATGCAGATCGTGGTGAAACTGGTTTCATTATCATTGATACTCCGATGCGCAAGACTCCTACTGAAGCGGTTGCTTGGGTTCAGGGTGTTGGTGCTACAGAGAATGGTGACGACGGTTTAGTATCCAAAAATACATATAGTGCGGTTTACTATCCAGCGGCACGCGGAACATCACCATCTGGTGTAACTGTTACTGTACCTGCATCACATGCAGTATTGTACACTTATGCGTATAATGATAATGTTGCGTATCCTTGGTTTGCACCAGCGGGTCTGACACGTGGTCCAGTACAAAATGCGGGCGCTGTTGGTTATGTTACACTTGAAGAAGAATTCAAGGCAGTGGCATTAACTCAAGGTCAGCGAGATGCGATGTATAGCAATAAGATGAACCCAATTGCAACATTCCCATCAGAGGGTGTGGTTGTGTGGGGACAGAAGACTTTAAGTCCTACTGCATCTGCACTTGATCGTGTAAACGTAGCCAGATTGGTTGCATACTTGAGAGAGCGTTTTGATAGTATTGCTCGTCCGTTCTTGTTTGAACCGAATGACAAGCCAACCCGTGAGAGAATCCAATTAGTATTTGCTTCTTTCTTGACAGACATAATGACCAAGCGCGGTCTTACCGACTTCGTAGTTATCTGTGATGAAACAAACAATACTCCTGCTCGTATAGATCGTAATGAACTGTATGTTGATGTTGCTATCGAACCTATGAAAGCAGCAGAATTTATTTACATTCCTATTCGAATCGTGAATACTGGCACATTGTAAATTTATCACTAATATAAAAGGAGCTTCGGCTCCTTTTTTTTGACAAAAATTAATTTGTGTGCATAAATAGTCTTGAATGGTATAACGTCGGGGTCAATATAAAATATGATTAAATGTAAAGTGTGTGGTCAAGAATTTGAAAATGTAATAGGGTGGAAGCATCTAAAAAAACATGACATGACCACCAAAAAATATAAAGAAATACATGGCGAAGTTGCGTCTACAGAATACCGTGCAGCAATAAGCAAACGTATGACAGGAACAAACAATCCTTCATTTGGTCAACATAGACATTGGACAACTGAACAAAAGGAAAATATAAAAGGCCGAATTCCTCACAATAAAGGCGTGCAGATGTCTGATTCTCAAAAAACCAAATTACGAGACGAGGCATTGTCTCGAAATCATCACTGGCGTCAAACAGACACACATCCTTTAAAAGGGCACTCAGTTAGCGATGAAACTAAACTAAAAATATCTCAATCAATCAGCGATTATGCAGCTAAGAATCCAGAACAGATGCAATCACGTACTGCAAAGGCTATTCAAACTAAAATAGACAGAGGATATGACTTTGCACCATTTAAAGGACATACACATTCACAAGAAACTAAGAAAAAAATATCTAAAAAATCCAAGCAAAGTAATAAATTGCGAGCCGAAGATGGAGATCATATAACAAAAGAGCATACCCGCGTGAAGGTTATCAAGTCACAGGGTTATCGGCCAGTTAGGGTCATGTTTTATTATCCACAGCGAGAGCAGGCAATAAGAATACAAGAAACATTGAAGACCCTTTATGCCGGAGTCGACGGCGAGTACTATGCTGGAGATGCAGCGTGGGATTATCTCAAAACCAAAAGCGGCTATGACCTTAGGGCAATTCTAACTGAAATTGCCAATAGAATAGATGATGAAGCAAACGATGAAAAATAGAATTATTGAAGGCGATTGTCTCCATGTGATGGAGACAATCGAAAAGGGCTCAATTGATCTAATATATCTTGATCCGCCTTTTTTTACCGAAAAAAAGCACAGGTTAAAAAACAAAGATCGGTCTAAAGAATTTAGTTTTAATGATGTTTGGGGTAACGACACGAACTATGCCGAGTTCTTGAAAGAGCGTATAGCCCTAATGAAAAGTCTACTCAAAGATGAAGGATCAATATTCGTTCATTGTGATAAGAGTGGAGAACATATTGTACGAGCAATATTAGATCAAGTATTTGGAGTGGACAATTTCCAAGCGGAAATTATTTGGACCTATAAACGGTGGTCAAACTCCAAAAAAGGGTTGTTGCCTAGCCACCAAAACATCTATTTCTACTCAAAGAGCAAAAACTTCAAGTTTAATACTATTTATACGCCTTATTCTGAAACTACCAATATTGATCAGATATTACAGCGTCGGACTAGAGATGAGCACAATAAGTCAGTTTATGATGTTGATAGCTCTGGGGAGTTCAAACATGGCGACAAGAAGAAAGGAGTACCTTTAGGCGATGTCTGGGATATCCCTTTTTTAAATCCTAAAGCTAAGGAAAGAGTCGGTTACCCTACCCAAAAGCCACTTTTGTTACTCGAAAGAATTATTGACCTTGTTACTAGTGAAGGTGATCTTGTACTTGATCCTTTCTGCGGTAGCGGTACAACCTGTGTCGCTGCTAAACTGGGTTCCAGGTATTTTATCGGTATCGACAAGTCCCCCGAAGCGGTTGAGCTATCTAAGAGCAGGCTAGAAAAACCAATAAAAACTGAGTCAAATTTGTTAAAAAATGGCCGTGGTTCTTATCTTAATGCGGACAAAGCAGCACTATGTTTGTTAGTTGGTGTTCAATATAACCCCGTTCAACGAAACAAAGGGATAGACGCCATCCTTGTAGAGCAATATCGAAACGCTCCCATCTTAGTTAGAGTCCAAAAAGAAAATGAATCCATCAATGATGCTGCAACATTACTAGCCAAGGCTATGAAAACAAAAAAGTCTAAAAGATCAATCCTAATCCAAACAGCCGGCCCAAATGACTTATTTGATATGGCCAGTAACGTTGATGGAATGGAAATAATAAAGTCCCCCGCATTGCAAATAAACGATTTGCTCCAACCGGATTAACAGGACGCTACTATCGAACAATTTTCTAATGCGCTGAAAATCAGGCATCATAGATATGGATTACGAAAACTTGCACACGAACCATCGACCATCTCAGAAAAGGAATTACGATCGAATGATGGATGGAAGAGAATTTATGATTGTGGTAGTTTGAAATTCGTTTGGGAAAAGTAGTCCTGCTTATAGTAGATAATTCCGTTCGTGCAACGAACCACTCTGTGTTTTTATTAACTACCAATTTTTTGCATTGAAAATAATTTCACTTTTAGATAAATAAATGTAGATATGATAGACATTACCTTGATGGCAATGTTTATAACAAATTCATTCAAGGAGAATTAATAATATGTCAGCATTAACAAAACTAAGTGTACCAGGAACTGATGGAAATAATCCTGGCACATTAATGCCAAAATTACAATATCGTTTTCGTGTAACCTTCATCAATTTAGGCGCAGGTCACTCGGAAGAATACATGACTTCAAATGTCATCTCTGTTACCAAGCCATCATTAACATTCGATGATGTGGTAATAGATACATATAACTCAAAAATTAAATTGGCAGGCAAACATGATTGGGCCGAGGTTACTATCCAATTGCGTGATGATGTAGATAACTCTGTTATCAAAGCAGTTGATTCGCAACTTGGTCGCCAACTAAATATGCACGACCAATCAAGCCCAATGGCAGGATCACAGTATAAGTTTTCAGTGAAAATTGAATCATTAGATGGTGCAAATGGCGATGCGGGAACACTTGATCAGTGGTTTTTATCTGGTGCTTATATTTCCAACGTGCAATATGGTGAAAATAACTATAGTGCAAGTGAACCATCTCAGATTTCAATAACTGTAAAATATGACAATGCTATTCATAGCGGCGCAAGTGCTACAGCAGAAGGATACATGACTGATGGTGAATACGGCAAGCAAGGAACCCTCAGCGGAGCTAATTAATAATGTCGCTGTTGAATAAAGCTAATGCTGCGTTCGGTACTGGTGTAAATACTGGTGCCGAACTTACACTATCTCCGAGATGGAAATTCAATTATGACATGGATTTGATTCTACTCGGAAATGATAAAAGTGGGCAGCCACACGAACCTAATAAAGTGTGGACACGAATAAAATCTGTTCAACTCCCAGAAATTACATACAAGACACAGACTGCAAATCAGTATAATCGTCCAAGAAATATACAAACTGGCATAGAATATGGCACATGTACCGTTGCGTTTTATGACACATTGGATAATGATTTTCATAGGCTACTGTTGGCATACAACAAACATTACTATCATACAGGAGCCGGCTTGTCTATAGACCCAACGAATCATAATTTACATGATCACCAAGCAGAAGTTTTTCATGGTCAGCATATAGATACTTCAGTTGGTTACACGGCACTAGATGACCACGATCCAGTTAATATGCACCGCTATTATATCAAGCAATTGAGGATTTCACAGTATGGCTTACACAATCATGTTAGGCAGACACTCATGGAAAATTGCATGATAACAAATGTTCAAATGGATCAACTTGATTATGGTGATAGTCAACCAATTTTTTTCACTGTCACATTTCAACCAGAAATGATAAAATCTGGTGACTTCGTACTCACAGACAAATAATCCACGGCTTTCATACCATATCGTAAACATAAATACTATCATGGCAAATAATTACACACAAGGCGTCTACACTCCACAAAATGCAGAAAAGTATATTGGTAAACATTTGCCAAAATATCGGTCTGGTTGGGAATTACAATTCATGAGGATGTGTGACAAGAACCCTAGTATATTGGCATGGGCTAGTGAATCCCATAGAATACCGTATAACAATCCATTGACAGGAAAAGCGAGTTCGTATGTTCCTGATTTTTTAATTGTATACGAAGATGCAAATGGCAAAAAACACGCAGAACTGATAGAGATAAAGCCTAGCTCTCAAATCATCGGGAATGCTAAAACAACACATGATCAGGCACATGCAGTTGTCAATGAAGCCAAGTGGCAAATGGCAAGACTCTGGTGTAAAAAACAAGGGTTAGAATTTCGTATAATCACAGAAAATGAAATGTTCAGAAATCAACCGAAGCGAGCATCTAGGAGAAAACGATGAGAATAAAAGACATAATCAGCGAATCCAAATCCATGGATGATTCAACGGAAATATTAAAATTGCCAGACATCGAGGTCGGTGATGCAGTTAAAGTTGGAAAATTTAAAAACCGAAAGGCGACCGTGACTGGATTCAAGAAAGATGACCATAATCAACCAGTATTAAAAACAACAAAGGGCGATCATAAACTATTTAAACCGCGAGTGTCTAAACTAGAAGAATCGGTCACTGCCACACTGTATCACGGTGATAATTTCGGAACAACCAAATTAAACCCAGCGTGGATGTACCACGGTGAGAGCAATAACCAAGAAGGCATCGGTATCTATTTTAGTCCTGACATTGACGTGGCTAGGCATTATGGTACTAAGATTTCTACCACATCTCTCGAAGGTTACAATGTAGTCGATTCACGTACTACGACTGATGATGTAGTCAACCGTGATGGTGCAATACAATTCATTGAGTATCTCAATTCACAAGACGATGATTTTTGGTATCTTATATCTAATTATATAGAAGTGGCAAATCCAGAAGACATTGAGGAATATCATTTTGCAGAGGTTTATGATGCAATGCGTGTTGCGCAGATTCGTCATTGGCAAATTGAACTCATGACAAGTTTTTCATCTATTGAAAAGTTTGTTAGTGGATGGAATAAATACATACAAATAGATGCGCTATATGATTATGATACACAATTTTACGCAATCATCAATCCATCGATTGAAATAAGACCACACAACTTTTAAAGGAATCTAGAATGAGATACATGCAATTAGTCGAATATGTAGTTATCGACCCAAAAAAATTAGAACAGAGAATCAAGTCTGATAACTCATATAAGAATTATGCAGATGCTATTGGTGATGACCTCGGACAGTGGCTAGAACAATATGATTCGTCACCGAATAACAAATATGTCAATTGGATGATAACTCGGTATCTCAAGGGCGATATTAAGCGAATTGAAGACATTCCAGCAAGGATTGCCGCAGCGATAGCGGTCTTTGCTAGATTGGCACTTACTAAAAAATTAAAACCAGAACACAAAGATATTAATCGCATTACCGACTTGGAATCGGTGGTTGATCAATACAAAGAGATTGATACCAGTACAAAAGTAGAGAAGAAGAAATCATTTGAACAAGAAATGTATGATAGCGGTGATGCTAAACTGATATACAATGACGCCACATATAAAATAGTAATACCCGTGACGCACGAAGCATCGTGTTACTTCGGCAAGAACACGAAATGGTGCACGACATCTGAAAGAAACCCCAATTATCACAATCAATATTCAAAAGAAGGTCCACTGTATACTATATTATATAAACCAGATAACGAAAGATGGCAATTCCATTTTGAATCTGACCAGTTCATGGACGAAGAAGACGACCCGATTGATTTGAAAGAATTTTACAATGCTCATCCTACCATCGCCAAAATATTTATAAAGAAAAATATTGGCGCCCTCAAATATAAAGGTCTGCGGAGCATCGGCGGAGGAATTTTTCACATGGATGGAAAGCAGGTTTCTATAGAAGACGTATTCAATGAATA